CGATCGATGGGCCAGATGCGCCAGTTCCCCAAAGCAGCCAAAGATCCAAACAGCCCACTGCGCCTCTCGCGAAAGCGCTGGAAGTGCAAAGGCTCCAAATCCATGAGGTAGACCATGGCCAAAGGCGTTAACCACTACTTTCGCGATGGCAAAGTGCATCGCGGAGGCTCACACAAAATGCCCGATGGGTCGCTACATAGCGGCGCCAAACACACCGCAAGCTCTAAGCCCCTTTTTCATTTTGGGCAGCTAAACAAGACCGCGCAAACCGCAGCGCGCAAGGCGCGATCCAAACGATGAGACGCAAATTCAAGAGCGTCGCCAAGACCAAAAAGGGCGTGCCGAAAAAATACGTCTCTGGTGCCAAAAACAAAGCCGCCAAGGAGCGCGAGATCCTCGATACGCGCGCTCGCTACAAGCGCGGCTTACCAATCGACATCAAAAAAGTGAGTAAATCCCGTGCCAGCCAAGCCAAAAGCCAAACCAGCAAAAAGAAAAACAAGCGTTAGCGCGTCCGACGAGACGTTTCTACGCAACAAAGCGAAAAACTCGCGTTTTACCTACGGCCAGCTGAAAAAAGTGCTGCAGCGCGGCAAAGGCGCGTACCTATCGAGCGGATCACGCAATGTGTCCATGACCGCGTGGGCCAGGGGCCGCGTGAATAGCTTTGTGAGCGGCAAAGGCGGCGCTCGCAAGGCTGATAAGGATTTGATAAAAAAATAAAAAAATTTTTTCGGTGGGTGGGGGGCTACCCCTACCACTACCCACCCCCCGGCACTCGCAAGGGGGGGTCTAGCGGGCCGCCCAACCAAGTTTTCTAAGGCGAATATGGCCCTATTTAACATAATGGAAATTATGCGCAAACGCCAAATGCGCTAAGTCATTGATTTACCTAGCCTAACAGTTGCAAGGCGCGTTATACGCCATTGTTCCACGCGCAGCCGCCCCTTAACCTAGTGTTCCACGCAGTGTTCCACGGCTGACTTTCCTGCGCGCGAGGATGACTGCGCACCCCTGTGTGTCTCAGCCAGTCTCAGTGCCGTCGTGCTCGATAACGTCAGTGATGTTCTTCAGCGCCTGTAAGTGCTGGTCGCCAAGTGTCACGTTTACCAGCGGCCCCTTTGACTCACGCCACTTGTCGGGATTCATGTTGCCAGCAAGCCATTGCCTGCTCTGAATCCGTAGCTTGCGAACCGTCGCGTCGTGCGCATCCATCGTGCCGTCAGCGATGGCCAGCGTCTCCTCCGCCAGTGAGTCAGCACAGAACCTACGCGCTTGCTCGTACCGCTCTCGCCTACCCTTCGCTGCGTCCAGCCATGCATAGAACGCTCTGCGTCCGACCTGCAGCGACTCAATCGTCTGCACGACCGGCTTACCACCCGCCAATGCGGAGAAGATTGCATCCTCGCCGACCTCGTTAATCTTACGCATCTGCTCTCGAATGATCGGTCGTCCAGGCATCTTAATATCCTAAGTCGTTAAGTATGTCGTCTATGTCCGAATCGTACCCTTCGCGCATGTCGAAGAGCTCCTCGTGAGACCGTCGCCGCTCGCGCACCTGCGGTGCTCGCGGCTCGGCCTTTGGCTTAATCGGCTCGGCCTTCGGCCTCACGCCCTCGCGATATTCTATCGTGTTCCATCTGTGTCCGCATAGTACACACTCACGACGCCGTGTGATGCGTTCTAAGGTCTTTTTAGAGTCAACCACTCGACTACCCTTCCCGCACTCCAAACACCTCATAGAAGCCTCCTCTGGACGCTCAGCTGCCGCTTGCGCCGCCACAGCGGCACAATCTGCGCAACCGCGCTTCCATCCGTAACCATATTGGTCGTGTATCGCAGCACCCGGTAACCATGTTCGAGTGCCAGATTGTATTTTTCGCAGTCCTTGGCAAAGCCAGCGCCCGTCGTATGCCGACCGCCTCGCCAAGTGCCGCCTTCCACCTCAACAATCAAGTCGGTATCGCTGAGCAAGAAGTCGAAGCGAAACTTGCGGCCAGGGATGAGCACCTGCTCCTGCTCAAACGGCACGCCGGCCGCGTGCAGCTGCGCTGCCAGCGCCCGCTCACCGGCACTGCCTGCGCGTTGTTTGGTTGCTTTTGCATCAGTCATGCATCACTACTTTTGCACCACCAAAAATCTGCATCAGTAGTAGCTGCTCGGTACAAGTTAAAATTGTACCGATGCAGGCATAATCTGATGCTCCGCGCTGCATCGCTGTGCATCAGTAAAAAACACGCTACTGATGCACCATTCTTATTCACGTTTTCACGCATTCACGCACGCTCATTGGTCAGCTGATCATTGAGCACAATCCACGCCTTGGCTGCTGTTTGTGGCACTACTCCGTTTCCCAAGAGCCTAAGTCTGTCCACCCTAAAGGCAGCCCCATTAACCACTCGACCCACGTCGGGTTCAGTTGCCCAGCTGACCACTCCGCTGGCGTCGTGCCCCGTACCGCTGGGTGATTGCCCAGCATCTTCTGCATGTTGCCGTTCGGCGTGCCGGCCGCGTCTTCGTTGGCCGTCGGCGTCGGCCAGAGTCTCGCTGCGTCCGCTAAACCTATGGAATGCTCGCCTGTTAGAGTGACCCTTCTGCCGTTTTTGACTGTCATATTTTTGCGTGGAGAGTCGTTTGCTGTTGGCGTCGGCCATTGCCTCGCTGCCCCGCCCAGCGTTGTGCCGCGCTTCGGGTGATTTGGGTTGCCACTCACTTGGTTGTTGTCCTGCGCTGTTGGCGTAGGCCAGAATGTAGACTCGTTTTCTCTGGTGAGGCGCGCCGACTTCAGCCGCGCTAAATAATCCCCACGTCGTTTGGTAACCAAGGCTTTCCAAGTCTGCAATGACGTCTCGCAGTCCAAGGCTGATGTGTCCTTCGACGTTCTCGAAGAAGCAGCGAACAGGTCTAATTGTTCGTATGTGGTCGTAGATGTATGGCCATAGGTGCCTTGGGTCTTCGGCGCCTTTGCGCAGCCCAGCGGCGCTGAACGGCTGGCAGGGATAACCGCCAGTGAGCACATCAACTCTGTCTCGAAAGCAGTGTGCTGGCAGGGTTTTAAGATCCGACCACACAGGTGCCGGAACCAGCTGTCCCGCTTCCATCTTTGCGACCAAGTTCGCAGCTGCGAAGGCTTCGATCTCCACATGAGCGACTGTTCTATGTTGATATCCGGCAAGCTCAAGTCCTCGCTCGATGCCACCGTATCCAGTGCAGAGACTGAGGACGGTTGGTAGTTCTGCGGGATGATCCACATTATTCATCTACCTCACCCTCGCGAACCCAGCGTCCAACGACGACAAACTTGCGCATCATTCGCGTCCTATCGGGCCGCTCAACGATGCGCAGCGCGTCGTTCGCAATCCAAGTGCTGACCATATGGCGCACCTTGGCGCGGACGTAGCTGTCCTTTATGTCGAGGTTCATGGTGTCGGCAACCGCCTGCCCTACCCAGTCCTTGGCGCGCGCGTTCTCGCGGTACTCGCCGGCCGCGACCTTGCGCTGCACGGCCTCCAGGTCATTGCGCGTCACGTCGCTAAAGGCATCAGGCCACTGCCATGGCTCAGCCACGCCAACGCTATCGCCGTTTGGTAGCTCGATGCTGATGAGCTTGCGCCAAGTGCTGTCGGCTGATGGTGGTGAGAGATTGTTTTTGCTGTCGCCCTCGCGTGTGTAGCGCCAAAACTGATCCTCGTCGATGCCCGCGTTACGGGCCTCGTCTGCGGTCATGCGCTGTAGCCGGCGAACAAAGCGTGCCGCATCTACCAGGGCACTTGCGCCCCTAGCGTCGGCTACGGAAGCACCGCCCATGCCATTGTCTTTGCGCACATGGTGAACCAAGTGAATAGCGCAGTTGCTGTCGCTGGCCACCTGCGACCAGCGTTTGACCACCATGTCTATAGCGACGTTATCGTTCTCGCTCAGCTGATGGCTGCTGACGAACGGGTCAACGATCACGCAGTCGATTTTGTTGGCTGTGATGTGCTCGGTCAGCTGGTCTGCGACCGGCGTGAGCAGATTATGGCCGCCGATGGTTTGCGCTAGGATGAGTGGCTCATCGCGCCCGCTGTTGATCAGCAGCCGGTCGGCGATGTCTGCCTGCGTGAGCTCGTAGTGCTGCGCAATGGCGTACACCTTGCGGTAAATCTCGTCTATCGGGTCTTCTAAGTTCCAAAGCCAGCACTTGCGAGCGTCCGTATGCCGGCCCAAAAAAGATTGCCCGGTCGTCATCGCAACGGCCTCAGCAGTGATGATGGTGCTTTTACCTAGCCCGCCAGGCGCGACCGTCACGCTCACCACCCCGCGCGGGTAAGCATGCCCCCAGACGAACTGCCTGGCTGGCAGCTGCTCTGGGTCACCAAGCACAAAGGGCTTTGGCTGTAGCTTTGTCGGCTCCGCTTCTTGCTGCTTTGCAAGCTCGGCCTCGGCGCGCTCGCGATTGTCTTCGGCTGTTTGGTACACAGAGTCAACCGTGCGGGCGACCTCATCCGCGTCTAATGGTGGCGTGTTGCGTTTATTAATAAGTAGCGCCTGCTCGAATGCGTCGACCTTGTCGAGCCCACGATTGATTAGGTGGCCGATTTCGCTGGCAAGGTCATTGTTACGACTACCTTGGTGCGAGCCCGCGTCCGTTACGCTAAAGCCAGTGCTTTCCACTGGCTGTGGCTTTGGCGTATTGAACCCCTCGATCAGCCGAATGTCCTTGGCGGTTAACATAGGGAGCTCGCGCCACCAGCAATCAACGCCAGGGTCTTCGTCGCGACAGTAAATGTGCCCGGTCTCATGGATAGAGCCGGGCGCAATGACGCAGCCGCCAGTGCCGCGCAGGTCAATCTTGAGCTCTGGGTTCACGCCGTTGCGTACCTCAAAGTTGGGATTGACCTGGTAGAAAAAGTGCTTGCCCTTAGCGGTGATCGTGCGACGCGGCGTATGAGTTGCTTGCGTCTCCCAAAAGACCGTCGCTTCTTCCGAGTCGGTATCGACCACCACCACCTGCCGCCCAGTCAAAATCGCCCAGTTGCAGCCAGAGTATTTTTGCGTTGATAGCCAGTGGTTAACTTCGTCTTCGCTAGGCGGCTCTTCCTGGTATCGCTTCCAAGGCACCAGCGGTCGTTTTTCGATCGGATGCGCTGGCACGACCGTCAGTCCTTCTTCGACCAGCCGCCTC